CGGAGCTATGGTCGGCAAGTCTGAAATAGAATCTACTTCTTTATAAACTACCCCGAGGGCTGATCCCGACTTACTGTCGAAAGCTGATATTTCGAACTCTACATCGTCCGAAGAACTTATTTCAAAGACATATTGTTGGTATATTTTGTTTTGGTCATCTTGGTTTGCACTAGCAGCAATAAGGTCATAATTTGAGTCTTGTTTTCCTACAAATGTTCCTCCTGTTGGAAAGTCTCCACCATCATGTACCATTCCTCGGTTATCTGGACTGTTAGCTAAAGAACCAATTCTTTTTATATCTCCTACTGTTAGTGTTGTAGCATTAATTGCAGTAAAACTTCCGCTACTTAGATTAGACTTACGAACTGACCAATGTCCAAATAAAGCTTCGTTAATAGCATCTCTTAAATTCTTTGCTATGACTCCTGCACTTACAGCTTCAGAAGAAGTTCCAGAAGACTGATCAGCAGTTCTAAAAGAAGCGTTAAACTCGTAGGTATCTGAACTTAAAGTTCCCCCAGTAGTTTGAAACACATCTCCGTCAGCAGGTGCAGTGGTTCCGTCTTGATAGACATACTCAAGTTGATTATAATAGGTAGCTGTAGGAGGGGATGTAATTACTTGTCCTGTTAGAGTTGCTCCTGTTGGGGTTGTAGTACCATTAGTGTAATATTTAGCCTTTATCTTCAAGCTATACTCAGTCGAGTAGTCCCCTTTCTTAACAAACACAAGAGCTTTGTTAGTTGTAGAAGAATGTGTTATAGCATTACTTTTAGTTGTAGCTCTATTTATAGACTTCGAGGTATTAAGGATGAATGTAGTGTCCCCGACTGTTAAAGCTTTAAGAATATCTTTTGGTTTAGTTCCGGGAGGTACATAGAGATAATCATTAACTGCGAAAGTTGCCGTGCCTGTTAAGGTGACTGTATCGTAGTCAATTATATTAAATATTTCCGCTACGTTACTGTGTATAACAAGTACATACTTCTCGTTCTCGTCCCGGTTGATAAAGTGAATAAAAGCACCGTCTGCTATCTCGGAATTTATTAAGTTTGTAAGGTAACGAGTGTTAGGGCGTTTCTTCAAACCATCCGTAACTGACGATAAAGCGTTTATCTGTTCCTCGCATTGTCCATCGAAACGTAGAGTAGCCGGTTGTTGACTAACTCCCTGCACGAGATTGGGAAGAGAAGTATTAATTAAAGGCATTAGTAAGGATTATAATTTCTGTTGATACCGATCCTCCGAGCGACATCAAAGTTATCAAATATTGTTCTGTCGGAATTGTTGTTATCCGAGTTTTCTAAATTAGCTTTTGCCGCAAACTCATCACGTATGATAAGTGCTTCAAGTTCCCTCGAGCCTACTAGTCTTGATTGTAAAGAACGAGCAGCCCTCAAGGTTATGTATCGCCGAGCTTGTTCCGGTAAACTATCCCAATCGAGATATTTAACTACCGTAACCTTTATGTCCTCGGTGAATACACTGGTGTTGTTTTTTCTATCAAATAAGGAACGCCCTCTCTGTACGAGGTCCACGTCCTCAGTACCATCGTGATCCACTTGGAGAATGTTCTCGTCAAGCGTAATGGTTCCGTCGGCTGCATTACCTGTCAAAGTAATATCTGTCTCGGTGTTGAAGTGCCATCCTTCGCTTTGTACTTCTCTCGATGTTTCCTCCAAGATTGTAACGGCGTTTGCTGCTGACACCGGGAGTTCCGAGGTATTACTGATGCTGTTTACCGGGGCTTCCCCAATGTAACCAAGCATGACATTACAAGCTTCTAGCTTTGTTGTAAGTGTAGCCATAAAATTTTAAATGTATTTATAAGTGAAAAGAAAAAGGGCGAGGGAACCTTTGTTGATTCCCCCACCCAATCTCTTGTGATGTTTTGTTGTTTACTAACTTTTATAATTAGTTAACGACCTTGACACACGCACCTTGTCTCAAGAAATTGTGACCCATTGCGTACTTAGCGACCAAGAGAGTACCTTGTCTCTGAACGCTGTAGTCCATGTCAGTCGCAAGATCGAGCAACTTGACTGTTCCTACACTGCTCTTGTGTCCTCCGATGAAACGGAGAGTTGAAAGATCAGCGTTGTATCCGTTTGTTGCTGATGCTCCTGCGTCATCGAACGGGTTGTTCTTGGCGTTGTCATCGTCTTGGATTTGAGATGCGTCTGCAACTGCGATATCCTTAACGTGGTTGGACTTGAAGATCTTGATTCCTGCAACCATAGGTACGTTACCTTGGGCAATAGAACCAACTCCGCCGTAGTCCTTGTTAAGAGCGATGTTACCAGAAGCATCACTGATAAGTAAGTAGTAAAGCTCTGGAGGCAGAACAGCAAAACGATCTCCGTCATCCGGAATATCATTTTTGTCTAATTCCTCGGCAATGTTTACAATAGCGTCAACCACTTTCTCACCAGTAGCGGCAGCGAAAGTTCCAAAACCAGTGATAGAAATACCTGCCGGTTGGTCGGTAGCCGCTGAAGCTCCTGCTCCTGCAACGAGTGTTTTCATTACGGCAAGGTCGAATCTCTTAGCGAGTGCCTTACCTAGTTCATTTGAGTAAATACTTCTTAGATCGAAGTGATTTCTCAAGCTGTCAATATCAGCAATGAAGGTTGAACTTACAAGAAGATCATCGATTGTGATGACTTTCTCGCTGTGCTTAATCTTACTGAGGTGATCGGTACCATTATAGATATCCTCACCGGCAGTTAAATAAGCTGCCCCGGCAACACCGGTTACAGGGAAGGAAGCACTTTTTCCTTCGCTTATAGTTCTTACTGTGTGAAGCTCTCGCATCACGTTTGCTTCTTCAAAAGCAGATAGCACCTCTCCAGAGAATACTTGGAGGAACAACGCATCTTTATCTGATCCATTGTCTACGCTACCGGCTCTTGGTATATTTGTGCCTATATCAGCCATAATATAATTTACCTTTCTTTATTTATTTTTTGTTTGTTGTTTTCTTCTTTGTTAAACAACGCACTCCAATAAACTTAAAAAGCCTCTAGTAATTTGTCCTTGTTATTGATTGTCCCTCGCAAGGGGTCGCACTCGCAACAAACCTTTCGGTCTATTTAGTGTTCTTTGTTGTGTGTTGAAATCTTTATCTCCTGTGTTCCAATTCATTTACGTATCTAAGGATCTCGGCGATTGTTGCCTTTTCCGGGGCGGTGAATGAATGGACTTTCAGTTTCGAGATGAAATGGGGAATCCTGCTCTTCGGAGGTTTCATCGTTATACAACCACTCATCAATGAGATCAGTGTTATGCTCACGATTACGCTTATAAGCTTCCTCTTCATACGCTTCAACGACTTTGAAAAAATACTCGCATACCCTCGGGAAGTTAATCAGAAAGGTTACAAGTAGTTTTATCATAAGTGTCGTTATTGTTTTGGTTTAGCTTTTCCGATGTTAAGAGCGAGCCAGTTGATTAGCTTCAGTGCGATTGCTGTTATCTTGTTATCTGTCTTGTTAGGTGTCAAAGCACTTACAAGAGAAGCTAACGTAACAGTAGCCGTAGCAATAGCTATTAACTGCTCCTTATTTTCGATTATGTATGTTATCATCTATATTATTATAAGTTGGATATTGAAATTCTTTGTTCGACCTCTTTACGGTACGCCGGGTCTTGCCGGTATTCCTTGGTCTTCATGGCATCAGTAACTTGCGACATTGATTTAAAAGGCTGAAGAGCCGCTCCGGAAGTTGCTCCCTTTGCAATATTCACGGACGATCCCCCACCTTCACTCATATATCGTGCGTATAAGCCCTTAACTGCCATCTTTGCGGCGTTTGTTCCGCCTGTTGCAACGATCTCGTCATAGCTATCGATTTCCTCGGATGGTAAGTTTGCACTAGCCCACTGAACCATAGCGTCATAATTTTCCTGTCCTCCAACAGAGTCGGTGATAGAAGCTATCTCGGCATTCATTGTTGCTTCTTGTCCTTTTACGTAAGCCTCGACGAACTCCCGGGGAATCCCGGCTTTCTCTAAGTCTTCAAAATTCTTGTCGGATAACTCTCCGTTTTCGTAAAAAGAATCGGAAGCTTCTTGTATGACATTTGATACCGCTTCCGTCTCCGAGGTAGATTCCGAGGTAGACTCCTCCGAGCTATCGGCTTGTTCACTTTGTTTCTTTTCAAGGTCACTATAAGCTTTTGCTAACGCTTCTGGAGTTTTAAATTTTTCTGGTAACCATTCTGGACGTTCCTCGGTTTCTTCTTCTTGTTGTTCTTGTACTGGATCTTCCG